TGACTGCGCGGATCATGGCCGAGGGCATGAAGAAGCTCTTTAAGGGCATCTTGTATCTGCTGACCACTCACCAGGACAAGCCCCGCACTGTGCGTCTGCGCAACCAGTGGGTCGCCATTGATCCTCGCGGCTGGGATGCCTCGATGGATGTGGCGGTCAATGTCGGCCTTGGCAATGGCGATGTTAATGAGCGTTTGCAGGCAATGATGATGGTCTTGCAAAAGCAAGAGCAGATCATGGGTCAGCTTGGCTTGAGCAATCCTCTCGTAACGCCGCAGATGTACTCGCGCACCTTGCAGAAGGTGGTCGAGCTGTCCGGGTTCAAGGATGCCTCGCAGTATTTCCAGATGGTGCCAGCCGACTTTCAAGTGCCGCAGGCAGAGCCGAAGCCGACGCCTGAGGAGGTGTTGGCGGGTGTGCAGGCAGAGTCGATCCAGGCCGACATCCAGAAGAAAGCTGCCGAGCTGGAGCTAAAGCGCGATCAGATGATGCGCGATGACGACTACCGGCGCGATCAGATGGCGCAAGATTTCCTTTTGAAAAAATACGAGCTTGAATTAAAGTACGGCACCCAGATCAGCAATGCCGAGTTGATGGCAGCGCAGAACATGGACCGTGAGGCAATGCGTCAGCAGAGTGCGATCTTGCAATCTGCTATGCAGGCAGCGCAGGCACAGCCCCAGGTTGTACCTGTACCCATCAACCTTAATGGAATGGCTCAATGAGTGATGAAGAAGCAGTAAGGAAAGGAAGAAAGGCGCAGCAGATACTGGAGGACGAGACTCTGGTTGCTGCGCTGACGAAACTGGAGAACGATCAGCTTTGGATATTCAAGTCGACGAGATCGGACGAGACCGCCAAGCGCGAGCAGTGCTGGGCGATGCTCAAGGCGATTGACAGTCTAAAAACTGAGTTGACAAAGGTGATCGACAACGGCAAGGTGGCGCAGCGCGCCATCGAGCGTGTTCAAAACAAATAAAGGAATTTGACCAATGAATGCACCCACGCCACAGGCAAGTGCGCCATCTGGCCCATTGAATATGGACCAAGCGGTCCAAGCACTCGCAGCCATACTGCCTGAAGAGGGACAACAGGACGGCGGCGAGACGCAAGAGTCTACTCCCGAGGAGGAGGAGACTGCGGCGCTATCTGATGATTCGCTGGATACTGAAGACGCATCCAGCGATGAGACTGATGGCGAACAATCCGAGTTAGAAGAAGACACCCAGGAAGAGGACAAGCCCCAGGTTTTCACCGTCAAGGTTGACGGTAAGGAAATCGAGGTGACCTTGGACGAACTCCAGAAAGGCTATTCAAGGACTCAGGATTACACCCGGAAGACGCAGCAAGTTGCTGAGGCGCGTAAAGCTGCCGAAGCTGAATTGCAGGCGGTCCGGGCCGAGCGAGAGCAATATGCTCAATTGTTGGGGGCGTTAAGTGAGCAAGTGAAAGTGGCTGCCGAGCCGCAGATCGACTGGGATCGTCTTTATCGTGAAGACCCCATCGAGTATGTACGGCAGCGCGAGGTGATGCGCGAAAACAAGGAGAAGGCTGCCGCTATTCAGGCCGAACAGCAGCGCCTTGCCGAGATCGCGCAGCAAGAGCAGATGCAGCGATTCCAAGCTGTTAAGGCGAAAGAAGCGCAAGCACTGATCGAAGCAATTCCGTCATGGAAAGACCCGGCCAAGGCCAAGGCTGAGAAAGCCATGCTGGTCGAGTTAGGCCAGAAGATGGGATTTACACCTGAAGAACTTGGAAACATTTTCGACCACCGGGTGGTTTTGGCGCTGCGTAAGGCGGCGCTCTATGACCAGATGCAGGCCAAGCGCCAGGGCATCAAACCCGTGACAAACAACGGGCCTAAGCCTGCCAAGCCTGGAGCAGCAGGAAGGGTTTCACAGATGAGCGATAGCGTTCGCGCAAAACAGCGTCTTGCCAAAACTGGCCGCGTCGAAGATGCGGCTTCCGCAATTGCACTTCTTTTGAAATGAGGTAAATCATGGCTATCGTGACCAATACCTTTACGACCTACTCTGCAAAGGGTATTCGTGAAGATCTGAGCAATGTCATCACCAACATTGCACCCGAAGAAACGCCTTTCATGTCCAACATTGGCCGTGAGAACGTGACGAACACTCTTTATGAGTGGCAGACTGATACCCTTGCCGCTGCTGCTGCAAACGCACAGCTTGAGGGTGATGACGTTACGTCCTTCGACTCTGTTGTCGCAACTGTGCGTCTGCAAAACTATGCGCAGATCTCGCGCAAGACGATCATCCTGTCCAACACCGAAGAGGTGGTGAACAAGGCTGGCCGTCGCTCTGAGGTCGCGTATCAGATTGCAAAGCGCAGCTCTGAGCTGAAGCGCGATCAAGAGTTCGCAATGCTGAACAACGCTGGTACCACCTCTGGTAGCACCACCGCTGCTCGCACCAGCGCTTCTCTGCAAGCCTTCATCAAGACCAACGTGGACTATGACACCACGAACGGCGGCAACCCGACTTATACGACTCTGCCCACCGCAGGCCGTACTGATGGCACCGTGCGCACCTTCACTGAGACCATCCTGAAGAACGTCATTCAGAAGGTTTGGACTCAGGGCGGCACGCCGAAGATCCTGATGGTTGGTCCCATCAACAAGCAGCGCGTTTCTGGCTTTGCTGGCATTGCCTCCTCGCGCTTCAACATCGACGGCGGTGCGCGTCCTGCCACCATCATCGGTGCTGCCGACATCTATGTGTCGGACTTCGGCAACGTGCAAGTGGTTCCGAACCGCTTCCAGCGCGAGCGTGACGCTTTCGTGATCGACCCCGATTACGCAAAGATGGTCGTTCTGCGTCCGTACCAGCAGGTTGAACTCGCTAAGACCGGCGACGCTGAGAAGCGTATGCTGATCGTCGAGTGGGGCTTGAAGGTTCTGGCTGAGAACGCTCACGGTCTGGCAGCAGACCTGGTTACTTCCTAATCGAAGCAACGGAGGGATCGGGGAAACCCGGTCCCTTTTTAACAATGACAGACAAAAAACTATTTGATGTGAACCCTGAACTCGGGATCACCAGGACATGGCATTACGACGCGGAAAAAGATGAGGCGACTATCCAGACGCAGCAGGATGTCTCCGCGATCATTGAGGAGAACAAAGACGAATTCAATCAGGTGGATGAGCGCGCACGCTGGGGCGAATGGTCACGCGTCGCGTCAATACCTCTTAGCCTCTACTATCAGATGAAAGCAGAGGGCAAACTGGACGACGAGGCGTACATGAAGCGCTGGCTCAACGACCCGGAAAATCGTCACTTTCGCGTGAGGCCAGGCCAGGTATGAAACACAACTACATCGCGGTCTGCACGCCTGCGCGTGACATGGTTCACACCATGTTCACTTACGACTTGGTGAACATGGTTTGCTTCCATACGCTTAACACCAATGACGCCATCTCGCTCAAGATCAGCGAGGGAACGCTGATCGCCAACCAGAGGGCCGAGCTGTCGCTCGATGCCATGCGCGAGGGCTGCTCGCACATTCTCTTTATCGACTCTGATATGCGCTTCCCGCAAGACATGATCTCGCGGCTGCTGGCGCATGACTTGGACATCGTGGCGACCAACTGCGCTCGTAGGCGTATGCCTACAGGGCCGACCGCTCAGATCTACAAGGAAAACGGCGACAGGGAGCTGGTCTGGTCGATGCCCGAGAGCACCGGCCTGCAAGAAGTTGGCTCAGTCGGCATGGGCGTCATGATGATTAAGGCTGGAGTCTTCAAGGCTTTGAGCGAGCCGTGGTACGAAACGCCTTGGCGGCATGACAAGCGAGGCTATATCGGCGAAGATGTGTTCTTTTGTAGGAAAGCACGCGAGGCTGGCTTTAAAATCTGGATTGACCACGATGTCTCAAAAGAGATCGGTCACATCGGAATGTTTGAGTTCAAGCACGACCATACCTGGGCGATCAAGGATCTGGAAAAAGCGAGGGAATCGTAATGGCCCTGACCACCTACAACGAGCTGAAATCGTCTGTTGCGGATTGGCTGAACCGGACCGATCTCACGGCGGTGGTGCCTGACTTTATCTCTCTGGCAGAGGCGCAGATTGAGAGGACGCTGCGCACCCGTCAGATGATCGTGCGTGCAACGGCTGCAATCGACACCGAGTACAGCGCGGTTCCTGCCGACTTCTTGGAAACCAAGTCGATCAAGCTCAACACCAACCCGGTGACGGCGCTGGCCTTTGAGTCGATTGACGCTCTGGATTCGATGAAGTCAACGATGTACCTGTCGCCTGGCAAGCCGCAGTACTTTGGCATCGTCGGCGGCCAGATTCGCGTGCTGCCAGTTCCTGATAACAGTTACACGGCAGAGTTGACTTACTACGCCAAACTGACCAAGCTGTCGAGCACGGTGTCTTCTAATTGGCTCTTGGCATCGTCTCCTGACGTTTATCTTTATGGCTCGCTGATGCAGGCATCGCCATACTTGAAGGACGATGGCCGGATTCCTGTCTGGGCCTCGATGTACACCAATGCTTTGGAGGCGATACAGGTGGCAGATGATCGCGCTGCGACATCTGGCGGGTCTATCATGATGCGGGCTAGGACTTTCGGATAAAGGAGTTTTGAAATGTCATCGTTTACCGACTACACCGAGAACCTAGTTCTCACTTGGCTTTTGACTACCGGCAGCGCCACTCGGCCGACCGCATGGTATGTCGGCCTTTTCACCGCTGCCCCGTCTGACACTGGCGGCGGCACTGAGGTTTCTGGCAATGGCTATTCGCGCACCGCGACTGGCACGATCACGGTTTCCGGCACCTCGCCGACCAATGCCACCAACTCGGCGGCTATCGAGTTCCCTGCTGCTTCTGGCGGCAACTGGGGCACGATTGGCTGGGCTGCGATCTTTGATGCCTCTACTGGCGGCAACATGCTGGCGTGGGCTGCCTTGAGCACTTCGCGCACCATCAACGATGGCGATGTGCTGCGTATTCCTGCTGGCGATCTGGACGTCACCTTGACGTAACGCGATGGCAGCTTACGGCGTAGGAGCATACGGCTCAGGCCAGTACTCTGACCCAAGGGTCGGGTATGGTTACGGCTCTTACGGCAGAGGCAATTATTCTCGCGGCTCTTTTGAGCCTTCCCTGACGATTGCGGCGGTTTCATCGACCGCCGCATCTGCTTTGCGCTATGCGATTGCCGCAGTACCGATAAGCGCAACCTCATCGGTTTCTGTTGGTACAACAGCCGTCAGGAACGCATCGTTTTCCGTCTCCGCATCGTCTTCAATGGCGGCATCGGCGCAGCGCGTGGCTTTTGGCGCTGCAACTGTATCGGCATCCTCTACTTGTAGCGTTTCGGCCCTGCGGTATGCGGTAGGCGCTTTCACTGCGGCAAGCACATCGTCAATGAGCGCATCGGCGCTGCGCTACGCGATTGGCTCATTTGCGGCTGCCGATGTGAGTGCGATGTCGGTCAGTGCGATTAGGGTGCCGCTGGTCTTTATTGAGATTGACGCCTGGGCCGAGATGACGGTCAGCACCAGCGTGATCGTCAATCAGGCCGTTACGATTAACGCCGAATCGTCGGTTTCCATCAACGCAGTCCGTATCCCGGTCGCGCAGATTCTGTTTGCGGCTGACTCTGGCTTTACTGTTTCAGCTATCCTAAAATGGTCGCCGGAACCCGACACCTCAGAAACATGGACAAGCATCCCAGACCAATCAGAGGACTGGACTGCGGTTTCTGACAACTCGACAAGCTGGGCCGCTCAGAGCGACACGCCCGAGTCTTGGACTCCCATATCTGATAATTCTGAAACGTGGCAGATTGCCGCATGAGGTGAAAAATGGCTGATACCACTACAAGCAACCTGCTTCTGACCAAGCCCGAGGTCGGCGCTTCTACCGACACCTGGGGCACTAAGCTCAACACCGATCTGGACAGCATTGATGCGGTTTTCGCCGCTGCTGGCACTGGCACCTCGGTCGGCTTGAATGTTGGATCTGGCAAGACCTTGGCGGTGGCTGGCTCGATGAGCCTGACTGGCACGATCTCGGCCAACGGCGCAACGATCAGCGCGACTGAGCTGTCGTACCTTGACGGTGCGACATCCACTGTGGCCGGTCTCGGGACGACTCAATCATTTAGTAAAGCGCAGCGCGGCACCGTGGTGGCTCTAACCGATGGCTCGACGATTACGCCTGACTTCAGCGCAGGCAATAACTTCTCCGTCACTCTTGGCGGCAATCGCACGCTGGCGAACCCGACCAACCTTACGGCAGGCCAGCACGGCGTTATCGTGATTACGCAAGACGGCACTGGGTCTCGCACTCTGGCTTATGGCAGCAACTTCAAGTTTCCGGCAGGGGTTGCGCCGACTCTGACCACCACTGCAAGCGCGGTGGATGTCCTCGCATACTATGTCGAGAGTTCAAGCCGGATTACCGCTCGCCTGCTGGGGGATACCAAGTGAGTGCCATGATCGGCAATCCTCTGCTGCTGCCCGATGAGGGCTACAACATCAGCCGCTCGGTGCGGCTGCGCTCAAGCGCGAGTGCGTACTTGAACCGGACGCCTGGTAGTGCTGGCAACCGAAAAACTTGGACTTGGAGTGGTTGGGTCAAGCGCGGGACACTTGGTGTTGTAAGCAGAATCTTTGCCGCTGATGACGGGTCTGCATCAACTGACCAAGACTACAACACGCTGCTGTTTAATTCGTCAAACCAATTACAGTTCAGCGGAAACCTGACAGATTTCAGAATTACAACTGCTGTCTATCGTGACCCGTCTGCTTGGTATCACATTGTCTTTGCGGTTGACACAACCCAAGCGACTGCGGCAAACAGGTTTAGGCTGTATGTGAACGGCGCTGAAGTAACTGCATTTGGAACTTCAAACAATCCAACGCAGAACACAGACCTTGCGGTGAACGCAGCTATTGGTCACTACATCGGTTCAATCGCTGGTTCGTCTTATGTTGATGCTTACCTCACCGAGATCAACTTCATCGACGGCCAGGCGCTCACGCCCAGCAGTTTCGGTGAGACTGATGTGCTGACCGGTGTGTGGAAGCCCAAGAAGTACACCGGCACCTACGGCACGAACGGCTTCTTCCTGAACTTCTCCGACAACAGCAACAACACCGCAGCCACCATCGGCAAGGACTACAGCGGCAACGGCAACAACTGGACACCGAACAACATCAGCGTGACCAGCGGATCGACCTACGACTCGATGCTGGATGTTCCGACACAGTGGGCTGATGGCGGCAATGGGCGGGGGAATTATGCGGTGCTGAACCCGCTGATTTCATCAAGCTATCAGACTCTGACAAATGGGAACCTGACTTCCAAGTCCAACACCAGCACCGATAGTGGCGCATCCTACAGCACCATTTCTACCGGCCTGACCGGCAAGTGGTACATGGAGTTTGTCGCCGACACTTCGGCTGGTGGCGGTTATCCGGTAGTTGGGACAACCCTTGAGACATCAAACCTTGGCAACGCGAATGGGGCTGCTGGCATTCCTGGTCAAAACGGTGGCGGCTCCTGCGGCTATCGCTCAAACGGCCAGAAGTACATCAGTGGCACTTCAAGTTCATACGGCAACAGTTATGTAACCAATGACGTAATCGGCGTGGCGGTTGATTGCGACAACGGTGCTGTGTATTTCAGCAAGAACGGAACATGGCAAAACTCAGGTGACCCGACAAGTGGCGCAACTAAGACGGGCGCAGCAAATACATGGACTGGTGGGTCTACTGCCTTCTACATTGGAGTTTCTGGCTATGTATCCGGCAACGGCGCACACGCCAACTTCGGCCAGCGCCCCTTCTCCTACACCCCGCCCAGCGGCTTCAAGGCACTGAATACGCTGAACCTGCCTGCGCCGACGATCCTGAAGGGCAATCAGTATTTTGATGCGACGCTGTATACGGGCAGCACCGGCAACACTGTCACAGTCACAAACAGTGGATCAATGCAGCCAGACTTTGTGTGGATTAAGAATCGATCTACTGGGACGGGTGGAGATCACATTCTTCACGATGCTTTACGTGGCAACTTTTCTCTTTCATCAAACCTGACCAACGCAGAGATAGATCAATCGGCAAACTGGAACGGTTTTTCGGCAAGCGGGTTTTCCGTAAAAGGCTCTACCGCGCAATACAACAATACTGGCAACAACTACGTCGGCTGGCAATGGAAAGAAGGCGCTACGCAGGGCTTCGACATCGTGACGTACACGGGCACGGGCAGTGGTACGACAGTCGCGCATAACCTTGGCGTCGCCCCCAGCTGGGTCATCATCAAGCAGAGGTCAGCCAGCGGTAATTACTTTGTCGTTTGGGCACGAGGTACGACTAGCACCTCGCAGGCGCTATGGCTGGGCGCGACTAACGCCGTCCTCTCCACACCAAACTACTGGAACAGCACTGCGCCTACGGCTTCGGTCTTTAGCGTCGGCACTGACAGCGCAACGAACGGCAGCGGTAGTACCTACGTCGCCTACCTCTTCTCCGAGGTCGCAGGCTTCTCGCGCTTCGGCAGCTACACCGGCAACGGCAGCACAGACGGGCCGTTTGTGTTCTGCGGGTTCAGGCCGAGGTACGTCATGATCAAGAACGCTAGTGCAGCAAGTCAATGGGTAGTTATTGATTCAGCACGAAGCCCAGAAAACGTAACTACTGCGCGACTGAGAGCAAACACATCTGATGCAGAAGCAACAGAAACATTTTTTGATTTCCTATCAAACGGATTCAAAATTCGTGCTACTGGCACCGACAAAAATGACTCCGGCAACACCTACATCTTCGCCGCCTTCAGCGAATCGCCATTCAAGAACTCCCTTGCGAGGTAACCCATGTTCCTGCTTGAGCCGAAATACAAACGACTCTCGCCTGACGCGAGGTTCTACTTTACGGGGAAGCCATGCAAGTACGGTCATGTGGCGCAGCGTTATGTCAGCAGCTCGGAATGCGTGGAGTGCAGAAAAGCGAAGAACGCAACGCTGAAAGACAAGCAAGCCGCATGGGCTGAAAACAACCGCGAGCGCGTGCGTGCGGTTTCCAAGTTCTTGTATTACGCGAATGTTGAAGCGCAGCGGGCGCGCAGCCGAATGAAGTGGGCGATAGACAGCGACAGGGTAAAAGCCACCAATAAGGCATGGGCCGACAAGAACCCCGGCATCTGGAACCATTACGGGGCAAAGCGTCGGGCAGCTATGCGGCAGCGCACGCCATCATGGGCCTGCATGGAGCGCATCAAAGATATCTACCGGAATTGCCCAGAGGGCTTTCATGTAGATCACATTGTCCCTCTGCGTGGGAAGACCGTCTGCGGTTTCCATTCGCAAGACAATCTGCAATACCTGACCGCTGCTGAGAATCAGCGCAAATTCAATCGTTTGGAGGAATCTTATGTTTATGCTTGATGGTCGGCCCTTGGGCCTGGATGTGCCTTTCGAGCACAATGAAATTTCCTACCCGGCCAACTGGATACGCCTTGCAAGCCCGGAAGAGCGTGCTGCAATTGGCATTACGGAGGCTGCTGATCCTGTGCCATACGATGATAGGTTCTACTGGGGGCCAGGTCTTCCAAAAGACATAGACCAGCTTAAGGACAGCATGGTGGCTCAGGTCAAAGCGACTGCCGGTACTTTGCTGGCCGTAACGGATTGGAAGGTGGTTCGCGCTGCCGAAGGCGTGAAGGCAGTGGATGCCGACACGCTGGCTGATCGCGCTGCCATTCGCGCTGCATCTGATGTAAACGAGACAGCAATCAAAGCCTGCTCTACCGTTGACGAGCTGGCCGCGCTGCAACTTACCTGGCCTGCTTGAGGTGAGATATGGAGCCTGGAGAGATTGATCCGGTGCGCTACGGAGCAATGTGGCAGCGCGTCCAGGACTACGAGCGGCGGTTTGAAGTAATCGACAAGAAGCTCGACAAGATGGAGCGCCAGATCGAGGAACTGCTTGCGCTTGCCAACAAGGGCAAAGGCGGTTTCTGGATGGGCATGACCATCGCCAGCAGCGTCGGTGCATTTGCGGCCTGGGTTGCCGGACACTTTAAAGGCGGGTGAAATGCTTGATCCCATCACCGCCCTTGCAGCGATTTCGTCAGCCGTTGAGCTTGTAAAGAAGGTCGCGGCGACGGTCGATGATGTGACATCGCTCGGCCCGGTACTTGGCAAGTACTTCGACGCCAAGGCCGACGCCATCGAGGTGGTGCAGAAGTCTCAGCAGGGCGAGTTCAAGGGTAGCGCATTGGGTAAGGCGCTTGAGCTTGAGATGGCTATCGAGCAAGCCAAGGAGTTTGAGAATCAGATCAAGATGCTCTTCTTCCAGAGCAATAAGATGGACGTCTGGCAGCGCATCGCGGCCCGCGCCCAGCAAATGGAAGCAGACGCAGCTCACGCGGCCAGGCGAAAGAAGGAAGCCGCCAAGAAAAAGCAGCAGGAGCTTGATGAGTTGTTCATCATCCTCATCGGCGGGCTGGTGGTTGTCGTGACTATTGGCGCAACTATTTGGTTCATTATGGAAGCAACAGCACAAGGAGCTGGTTAATGTTGTCACTCATCTCTACTCTTGGCGGCCTGCTGATTAGCGGCTTGCCAAAACTGCTTGATTTCTTTCAAAGCAAGTCCGACCAAAAGCACGAGCTTGCAATGGCGCGACTCCAGAACGAGCGCGAGCTGGCTTTGGCTGCTCAAGGCTACGCCGCGCAGCAGCGCATGTCAAGGACTTGGAGTAAAAAATGACTATTGGTTTGTACGCTATCGTCAACAAGCATACCGGCAAGGCGTACATTGGCAGCTCTAAGAATGTAGAGCTTAGGATGCGGCACCACAAGTGCTACATCAACAAAGGTTTGTTTTTGCACTATCAAGGATATGCTGAAGATGCGCGGCGATTGGGGCTGAGTGGATTTGAGTTCCGCATACTTAAGGCCACCGATACAGCGGAGGAAGCAAAAACACTAGAGACCGCGTTTTTGGAGATGTGGAACGGAGAGCTATACAACAAAGCGCCGAACGCTAACGGGGCAACAGGTATACGCAGGGAAAGAAGCGCTTATGTAAAAGGAGCCGCAAAGAGGCTCGCTGACCCCAATTACCGCTCAAAACTGAGCGAGGCTTGCAAGGGCAAGCGCCAAGTTCTTAAATGCCCACACTGTGCAGTTCAGGGTGGTGGCGGCAACATGCGGCGCTATCACTTTGACAAATGCAAAGCAAAGCCATGAAACTAAGCAAGGTCGGCGCTGATCTGATGCACAAGTACGAGGGCTATCGCAATCGCCCTTACTTGTGTCCGGCTCACATCTGGACAATCGGTTACGGCCATGTCTTGTATCAGGAGCAGATCAGGCTGCCGATGATGCGTACTGGCGACAAGCCGGTGCCGATGATTCGCAGGGAGTTGCCGCTCAAGCCGGAGGATAGTCGTGTTTGGTCAAAGCAAGAAACTGATGATCTCTTCGCGGCTGATGTCGCGTCTTTTGAACGTGGTGTTCTTCGACTTATTCCCGGCTGTGCTGGCAGTCAAGGCCGCTTTGACGCTCTGGTCAGTTTTGCCTTCAATGTAGGACTTGGCAACCTTCAGCGCAGCACGATCCGCATGAAAGCCAATCGCGGCGAATGGGAGGCCGCAGCAGATGGCTTCCTGCTATGGAACAAGGGCGGCGGCAAGGTGCTGCCGGGGCTGGATAAACGCCGTAAAGACGAGCGCGCACTTTTTCTGTCTGACTGATGGCAACGAACCTTAATCAGCAACTGCAAACACCGGGCACCCCTGATGTGGGGTCTGCTCCGTCTGTGTACGACCGAGGTTATGTCGATCAGAGCAGCGGCGTTTTGCGCACCTACTTCACGCGGCTAAATAACATCATCTCGACGCTGCTCTCTCCTCGCGGCGGCAAGTAC